CTAAGATCCAAGCTGCTGTCAGGGGTAAGAAGAACCGTAATGCTGCTATGAACAAAAAGCGTGCGGAGTTTACAGAACTTGCGAAGAAGACGAAGACAAACTTCAGCAAGAACATTGCTGCTATGAAGAATATGAAAAATGCGTTCAAGTTGAGGGGTCGGATTGAGGGTGCTGTTCGTAAGAATAAGTCTGCCGAAAACGCGAAAGCTTTGGGTGGTAAGGCGAGAGTCAATCCATTATTTGAGGAAGTTACCCCCAAGCCTCCAAATGCACCCAAACCTAACAAGCCTTCATTCAGGGCCATCGTCCAGAAAAACAAGGAAAGGAGGGTTATGAATGCAGTCAAATTGGCTGGGAAAAAGGTGGAACTTTCTCGTGCTTCTGGCCCCGACCGTGTCAAGATGGCGAGGAACCTGGCACCAAAGACTCAAGAGAATGTCAAGAAGGTTGCCAATGCTGTGAAGGTGTTCAATCGTCAGAGTGCCACGAGTGCTATAAATCGTCTCAAGAAGTTGACACCGGCCGAAAAGACTCAGTACAAGGGTAAAATAGGTCGAGCCAGTACAAAGAATGAGATTAGAGACATTCAAGAGAGTGCAGTAAGGGTGGATGCTCGCAAAAAGTTTGAGGAGGACAAGAAGAAGGAGGAAGAGCGCAAGAAAAAGGCTAATGTGGAAGCTGAGCGAGTACGAAAACTCAGTGAGAAAAAGAAGATTCGTGAAGCCGCTGAGAAGTCTGCCGCGTCGGCGAAGAAGATGCTCACGGAGACTGATAAGATGAAGGCGAAAGCCAAGGCTGACAAGGCTTTCAATGACAAGCTTGCTGAAAAGAGGCGACTTTTGAGAGAAAGAGAAGCTAAGTCGGAACCCAAAAAGCGAAAATCCAAGAAAAAATAATGAACATTGACGACGATTGCACCGTAGTGACAGATATGCCTCTCAGTGATGAAGTTGCTGACTTTATCGAAGCTGGTCTTCATAGAGGAATGACGAAAGAGGATGTGGAGGAATGGTGTGACAACAATTTAGATGAACTTGCAAGTATATATGAGAAGTATCGGAGTACGTACTTGTCATATGGACAGGCAGATATGACTCTATTTTTCGCACAGACGATTTATGAGAGAGATGATATGGGAGATATGATTAGTCAGTTTGTAGCCTTTCAATAATTACAATTTAAAGAAATAATCGTCCTTTAATTTAATGGGTAGTTGTGATGTGTGTTGTGAAAAATTAAACAAGATAAATCACAAAGAAGTCAAGTGTCCTTTTTGTGATTTAACAAGTTGTCGTTCATGTTCTCAGAGATACATCCTGGAATCTTTTGAAGACCCACATTGTATGGGATGTAAAACTCATTGGAATCGCGAATTTGTAGATTCATTCTGTACCAAGTATTTTAGAAATACCCAACTAAAACGCCATAGAGAAGATGTTCTATTTGAGAGAGAAAAGTCTCTCATGCCAGAGACACAACCTGAAGTCGAGCGAGTAATACAAATGCGTAGAATTCGTACCATCATCCGACAACAAAAGGAAAAGCTTATGGAACTTCACGCAAGACATAGAGTATTTGAATTAGAGGGTCCCATACCTCGTGAAATCCAAGTGCTTTACAGGGAAATGGAGGGTACATATAGACATCTAGATCAGTTACGAAACGGTGGAGCATTTATGGATTCTGAACCAAGGCGTTTTATACGTCAGTGTCCAAGAGAAGAATGTAAAGGTTTTCTGAATGAAGAATGGTATTGTGGTTTATGTGAATGTAAATACTGTAAAGAGTGTAATGATCCTTTGGTACCTGATCACATGTGTAACCCTGAAACTGTAAAAACGATGAAACTTCTCAATAAAGATAGTAAGTCGTGTCCCAAATGTGGTACAGTTATCCATAAGACAAGTGGGTGTGCTCAGATGTGGTGTATTTCATGTCACACAGCTTTCAGTTGGCGAACAGGTGAGATTGAGACTGGTCGAATACATAATCCACACTTCATAGAGTTTAAGAAAAAGACGATGATGTCTCGAGAACATGGAGATATTCCATGTGGTGGCACCCCTTCATTTAGAGAATTGCGTGAAATGGGTGCCACAAATGAGATACTCCAATATGCATTATTTGTACACCAAATAGAACGAGAATTGGTGTATATAGATACGCGACCGATAGACAATACCCAAATACGAGTTGTTTACATGTTGAACGATATTACCGAACATGATTTCAAACATTATTTACAGCGTCAAGAAAAGTATGTGGAAAAAAATCGAGATCTTTCAAACATTTTTGAAATGCTCGCCAATACAGGTGGGGATTTTCTTAGACAGTATGTTCTTGAACCAGAACGACATGATGAAATCATTGATCTTTTACAGAAGATTGTGGACTATGGAAATGAAATTTTCGATTCAATTCGTAAACGCTACAATTGTCGACTTCCCAGAAATATTTATGTATGAGTACATTAGGATGTTACTTTTATTGTTCATCATCATTCTCGTCATCTACATATTACCTAGATACAGAAGCCCTAAGGTGTTCAAAAACTTTTTGACTGATGATGAATGTCGGTATGTGATACAGAAAGCAAAGGGTGATTTGGGAACATCATCTGTCACAAATGAAAAAAAGGTGGATAAATCGATTCGTAAAAGTGAGACAGCATGGTTAGACAAAGAGGATCCTATTGTTCGAGATATTATGGACAGATGTCTCACACACACGGATCGACCATTCGTGAATTGTGAACAGTTACAGGTGCTTCGGTACGAACCCGGTGGATTTTATAAACCTCACCAAGACGCATTTGAAAATGATAAAAATATGAGAATGTATACATTCATTTTGGCACTGAATGATGGCTATGAAGGTGGTGAAACTATATTTCCAAACTTGAACAAAGAGTACAAACTCGAGAAGGGTGATGCCCTTTTTTTCGATACTCTCGACAACTATGAGTTTATGACATCCAAGGCTTTACATGGTGGGAAACCTGTAAAGTCTGGAGAGAAATGGATTTGTAATTTATGGGTTAGGAAGTATCCTTACACCTGAACCTCACCACGTTCGATCAACTTCTTGCGATTCTCTAGATGAAGGCCCTCGACTAGCGACTTGTTTTGAGCGGCATATGGAACAGCATACCCTTCGTCACACATCCACTTATTAACATTGGTCCAGGTACCTTCTTCACACACCCAAACCTCTGCGAGAACGCGACCAAACTTACCCCTCGAATCCGCCTCCGGGCATCTGAGTTCGATCTCGATATCATCTTTCTCAGATGCGACCGCCTTCAGGCACCATTCCTTGAGCTTCTTCTTCGAGAGAAGTCCGAAAACTTTCTCCTCCTTATCAGAAGTACGAGACTCGGGAGTGTCAATACCTAGGAGGCGAACACGCTGCTTCGTGCAGACATCAAAGCCTAGATCAATGTTAACATCAATGGTATCACCATCAACCACCTTCTCAAGGGAAGAGACACGGTACTTGAAGTTGCAGGGTTCGACGTCGTAAGAAGACATTTTCTATTATGAAGACACTTAAAATCTTTATGCTACATTAAGGTATGAAATGTGTCGCAACATTCTCAGAAAACAATCTATACAAGATAAAGTTGGCGAAGACTCGTAAGAACGTTCTCGAGGGGATGTACAGACGACCAAGTGTCGTGGAAGTGCGTCCAATTAGGGAAAATCTGAGACTTCGTTTTCGTTTCACTGAAGCGATAAAAGAAGCACAGGAAATATGTGCATTGGATAAGGATTCTTCCGAATGCCATTGGGCGTGGTACGAAGTAGATGAACTTGAGGATTCCCTCATGCGTCGACAATGACTGTCGGTGGTTCGTCATCATATCCATAAAAGTGTATAGAAATGCCATAGAGTTCATTGAGTCTGGTGTGTAACTCCTCATTTATAAAACACTTCCATTCACGTAAACTCGTGGAAAAGTATTCACACCTCTCCTCACCAAAGCCACGTTTGAGAAGAAAGTCTTCGTAGCGTACTTCCTTCATGAGTGAATAGACAGACTCTGGAACTGGAACTGTACCCCTTTTCACCGCATCAAATATGTCTATGACGTAGTACCCACGTGCGTCACAGATAATGTTCACTTGTATATCAGGGAACCCCTTGATGAATGATTCAAAGTCTGCGTCACTCGGGAGAGTCGTGAAGATTGTGGGACCAACTTCATCAGGAATTACCTGGAGGAATGATGGATGCGTGTGATACGCGATAGGTGCATCCGACCACTCTGCCTCGAGAACACTCGCATCGACGCGTGCCCTATCCTTCGAGGTCACGTAGGTGAGACCCTTATAATTCATACACTTGTCGTACTTAACCTTCCCACCATATTCCCACCTATTTTTTGATGACAACTTACTTACAGATTTCAAATCTCTCACCACGATTTTTGTAATGTGTAACCTGTGTGCGGTCATCCTATATTCATGATGACATTTTTATCCAGGAGTGTAATCTCACCGAGTTCGTCCCATGTGTAGTACTTGATGGATATACCAAACTTCTTGCGCATGATGGGGTCCATGTACCCGTTTACAGCTCGTTTCCATCGGTCAGGTGTCGTTTGAAAGTATTCCAGGTTACTCCAGTTCACAGATACACGCTGAAATTCTCTGGAACTCAAGAAGCGATTAAATTCTGCGACAACTTCATCTGGGTTGGGTTTATTCATATTCGT